CGCCGTTCACGGTCTCGACGATCCGGTCTCCCTTGCGCGGCGTGATCGCGTTTCCATTGAGGACCAAGTCGGTCGCCAACAGCCACTAGTCCCGAGACACGAACTTGGTTGCGTAGCCGCTGGAGGTGTCGATGATTTCGTACTCCATCTCGGACGCAACGGCCGTGAGCTCGTCGGACACCAGGCCGCCACGCTTGTACGTGACGGTTCGACCAGCGTGATAACGCATGTCATCAGCGAGCCAAATTTGTGAATCAGACAGCAGGCTCATACGACCGGCCAGTGCCAAACGTCAATCACAGCGTTCGCCGCCGCCGCGGCTTCCAGCGTGTAGCCGAAAAGCCAAAAATTCGTGCTGGTCGTGGTCAGCACGCTATTGGTGTCGTCCCAGTAGACCTTGCTATGCGCGGCGTAGTTCGACGCGACCTTGACCTTGTAAACGCCGCCTCCAATCGAGACCGCGTCTAGGGCGCCGTTGGCAATGGCGACGTGCGCCACCTTGCACGCCGGTGAAGTCGTGTTGCCGCCGACCACGATCTGACCAGCCGCGATATCCGCGCCGGCCGTGTAATCGACCATCGTCGGGTTACCATGCCTGAAAGTTGCCTCGGTCATTGCGCGAACTCCGTTACTAGTGCTGGCGGCCTGACAACCGCCACGGTTGCGTGTCTGGAAATTAACTCAGCGCCGTCGTCAACTAGCTGGTCGACGGCTTGGGTAACCGCTGGATCCCAACGACCGTCGCAATCTCCGTCCTCGCGACGGTAATCGTGGAAGGCGATCAGTCCGCCTTCCCGCAAAACTCGCCTGGCTAGTGCGATGTCCTGGTGGACGTTCAGCGAGTCGTGCGCGCCGTCAACGAACACCAAGTCGAATTGGGAATCTCTTGGCAGGTATTCACGGTCCTGGCTCACCACCTTGCTTTCCACGCCGTGCAATACCAGGTTGGCGTTGAACTCCCGCCACGTATTGCGCGGCGTTGGCGTGCCGGTCCCGTCGTGCGGATCGATCGACACAACCCGCCGCGCGGTCTTGGCTAGGCAGATCGTGCTCTTGCCGCAATAACTGCCGATTTCGAGCACGTCCTTTCCGGTCGCCAACTTGGCCAGCGCACGACCTTCCTCGGGTAGCAGCCAGCCGTCAACGTCATAGGGAAATTCGATCGACTGGTCCGAGATCAGCGACTTGCCGATGTAGGACGAATCGTGAGCGTTGCCCCATGGATGGTCGTTGCGGTATTCCCTGTCGCCGTAATGCGCGAGCCGTACCTTTCTGGTCGCTCCCACTCGGAGACCGAGATCGTTGAACATCCGTGAAATGCACCAATCCTCCGGCTCGAACTCCGGCATGTACCGATTGAGCGCGGTGTTGAATACGATCCGGTCGTTGAATTCAAAGTGAACTTGCTTGCACCAATCCTGATTCCACTTGACGACCCAACAGCCGGTATTGATCAAGAGCGGTCCGGGTAGGTCGTCCTCGGTGAACGTCTCGGGAAGATCGAACACTTCCTTCATCGTCAGCCGGCACATCGGCCTCCAAGTGTCCCGCTCGTTGTTGTCGATCGCCGTTGACGTTAGCCCGAGATTGTTTTTGATCGGTGAAACGGCGCTGAGCACGTCTAGCTGCTTGTCCTCCATTTCCTCGATCAGCTTGGACAGCCAACCAGGCTCCGGGGCGATGTCCGCGTGCAACATCGCGAAATAGTCCACCCGCTCGCCGAGGTGAACGATATTCAGCGCCACGCACCACCCGGTATTGAAGTTGTGCGGCAGCGCCGACAGTCGCGGACGCTCTGGTTTCACGAGCAGTTGATGCGTCTCGCCATCGATCAGCACCCGGTTACCCGCCGCGCCGAACGCCTCGACCGACTCCGTTCTTGGAGCGTCGTACGTTGGCTGAACGAGCACGCAATATTTCTCAGGCATCCTTGGCCTTTCCCTTTACCTTCTCGGTCACCGCCTTGAATTCCGCCTCGGCTTCCGGAGTGACAAGCTCCGCTTCCGGCGGGACAGCCTTTAGCGTCTTGCCCTTGCCGTCGACAGCTTCCGCCAAGCCGCGAGCGATTAGCGCCGTGGCCAAGTCCTCGCTGACACTCTCGACCTGTCCTTCAGCGAGTCGAGGGAACTCGCGGCCGAGGTTTCTCAAAATTCGGACCTTCATGGATTCTCCTACGCGCCCGTTGAACGCACGCCGCCGCGGTACTCTTGCAGGTTCACCCCGAAATCGTGGTAGGCCCGCGTCTGCACGCCGAGCGTGTCAAACTCGGCCTCGGCCGTTTCCACCACCGGCATGTCGCGTCCGTTCAGGAACACGGTTTCGATGACCGGGATATCGTTCGGATCAGCGAGCAGGTAGTACGCGGTGGTTGAGTTGCCCGTGTAGGAAGCGTTTTCCATGTACGGCGAACTGGCCACCCGATACCGCCCCTCGAACACGTTCCCGCTCGGGATGGTCGTATTGGTCCCGCCATTGACGACGAGCATCGAATTCATCAGCGCGAGCGCCGTGTTCTTCAGCGTCGGCGGAACCAACAGGATCGCTGGCATCGCGCCGAGCGGTTGGCCGTCCGGATCCGTCTGGTTCATGAACACGACCTCGGCCGCCGTCAGGTTGGCCGTGTTCAGAGCGCCCGCACTGACGTTGTTGTTGCCGGCCGCGAAGAACGACGAGTTGTTGAGAAACATCGTCCAAAAGACGTTGTTCAGCTTCGTGGCGCCACCGCGACCCAATCGCCGCGGAACGGCCATGAGTGCGCCGAGATCATCGTTGATGATGTCGGTTCGCGTGATCGCCACCAGCTTCGCGTAGGTGAGCGCCTGGTTGGTATAGGTTTCCTCGCCCAGCGTGCCATGCTTGATCTCGCCAGCCGGTCCAATCTGCTCGTAGTCCAGATCGCCCGTGAGAGAATAGGTGCTGATCTGCTTGAAGTCGTTGACCGGACGCACCGCGGAAATGGCACGCCACGTCTGATCCACGTTCATGAACGCCTCGCGGACGAACTTGTTCATGGTGTTCGACAGGATTCCAGGCAGTGAGATCGTCGAGAACCCAGCGGCGTGAACCTCGCGCCGGCCAAGCATGCCAAACGCGGCACGCTGTACCTCCAACGTCACTTCCTGCGAATGTCCCGTGCGGTATCCGTTCGCGGATGCCGCGATCAGGAACAACTGCTTCAGGCCGATGCGTCCGTGAAACTCGGCGTCGGCCGCTTCCAGCGTTCGCTCGGGAAACTTCTTTTCGATTCCTGGCAAGTGCAAGGATTGGCAGATTGCCGCCTCGACAACCTGATTGGTGAGTCGCGGCGAAGTGTCCCGCGTGGAAAACACGTTCGCGGCTTGAGGACGTTCCGAACGCAGCAGCTCCAGTTCGTATTGCTGAATCGGCCACTTGTCGGAAATGGCCTTTTCGGCCATCGCGCGAATCTCATCCGCGGCGTACGGATTGCGACCAATTGCCTCGCGGGTCAGCTCGATGATCTTTTGCGCTCGCGCGTTCTCGGCCTTCAGCTTCTCGACTTCATCCACCAGCTCCAACGCCTTGGGTGGAGTCGTCTTGTTTCGGCCCTCGTAGTTGGCCTGGATCATTGCTAGTTGGTTGTCGTCCGCATCCTCGAAATTGAATCCAGGAACCATGGACGCGAACCAGGTCTTGGCCTCGGCTGACAGCTTCATTTCTCTCCCCTTCTTTTTGGAATCGGCCGAGGCCGCAATCGATACGTCCGTGTTGTCGTCCGCTCCGTGCGAGACGAACGCGAAACCCTTGAGCGTTGACTTTTTGGCTAGATAAAGCGGTCCTGTGAATGTTCGGCCATTGGCCTCGACGGTCTGGCCGGTTGGAACCTCGACAACCTTCGTTGGACGCGCTTCGATGGATGCTTGCCAAACGAAACCGTCCCGCGCGGACGCGACCACTTCATCCCGCGCGGCCGTTGCCGCCGACGCCTTGCCGCTGAGCGTCAGCTTTCCGTCCGTCTTGCTCTTGTCCGTGACGTTTCCGACACGCTTCGACGAATCGTGATCCAGGTTCGCGACAAGGCTCCGTGAAAACGTCATGCCGTCCAGGTCGATGACCACGGGAAGATCCCAGGCAGCAACCTCGACCGCGCCGCCCGTGTAGGCCAACACGTCGAATGTCGCCGGTCCCTTGACCTCGGCGTCCGTCGCTGCCGCGTTAATCGTGACTTCGGCCTCAAGGCAAATCGCTTTATTCGTTGTCTTGGCCACCATCTCCTCCTGGCTGGGGTGCCTGCGCTGCCGGTGGTGGATTGAGTATTTGATCCGCGCCCGGGAACACCGCGTTAAGCATTAGCTTCCGCAGGTCGTCCACGGACACGCCGTAAGCGATCGCGTTCTTGGCCAGTTCATCCTCGAAGTCCAAACCGCGATCCGCGTAGACTTGAGTGAGCGTGGTTTGCGCGGACCTGAGCTGCGTTTCGATGGCGCTGGCTTCCGCCTGCACGTCAGCGACCTTGTGCTTTGGCCAGTCCCACAAATGCGCCTTGGCCATGTCGCCAATGGCGTCGGGGTTTCCGCCAAGCCAGCCGTAAACCTGAACCGCCTCGAACCACCAGGCGTCGAAAGCCACGTCCAATACCAAGTCATCGCAATCGGCCCGCTCAACGTCGAGCGAGCCGTAGTACGTCTGGTGGTCGAGACGGCCGGAGGCGTAGTTGTAGCTCGACGAATCACAAGCCGCCTTGTTGTAAGGCATGCTCTTGGGTCGAGCCTGTTCGTTGATTAGCGTTTTGTGGAACGTCTCGTGCGTGGCAGTCGGCTGCTCTGGCTTCGGCTGGAACGCATTGAACCCGGCGGGTAGAGCCGTGATCATTCCATTTTGCACGTCGAGCGTGGACATCGGCGAAACAGGGTCCATTTCGTCCGGTGGAAACGCCGTTTGCAAAAATAGCGTGTACCTCGCGACCAACTCCGCCGTGTTGATCACGGCCTCGCGCCATCGCCTCGCGGCGGCTCCGAAATTGAGCGTGCTCACCGATTCCGGGATGCCACGATGTTGTCCAGGCCTCCGCAGCTTGAACCAGTGAGCGACCATGTCCGGCCGCACCCGCTCGGCTTCCAGGAACTTGCCTCCGAAGGACTGCGAGTCTCCGGGATGCTTCTTGAGAAAGTCGTACCACTGGACGTTGCCGAAGTTGTCGAATTTGATGCCGTCGATGTATCCGTCTTCGCTGTCCTTCTGGAACGGCAGGCCAGGCGTCTGGCACATTTCCGTTTCATGCAGGACAAAGTCGAGCTTGACCGGTCCACGGATGTTGCGGTTGGTTCGCAGTACCGCGAACGCCTCGCCGTCAACATGCTTCGCGTGCGCCATGCACCACAGCTTGCGGCGGAACTTGACGGCATTCATCCATTGGAACCACGCCAGCTCGACGAGACGGTTGAATCCCTCGGAGCCGGTTTGCATTCGCAGTTGCGGTCCAACGCCCACGAGATCCGTGGCGTAGGTCTGCGCGATGCCGTCCGCGTAGCCGTTGTTGTAGGTTTCATATCGCGAGCGGGGGACGAGTCGCTCCCGCACGTCGATGCGGTTGGCCGAGTCCGCGTCGTAAGCGTCCGCCGCGGCCCAGTAGTTTTGGTTCGCGTCGGTGGTCTGAGCGGCGTCATATCGCGCCTCGATGCGCCGTGCTTCCTTGAGCCGCTCTTGGTTCGCGAAGAACTCGACCAGCTCCTTGCGCGGCTTGCCGTTTTTCGGCTGGCCCGTCAGCGGATGGATCCCGTGGGACATCAGCAGCCGCCCCCAGGGTTTCGCATGCGCGTGAATCGCAGGCCGAAGTGCGGTTGAGAAACGGCGTTCGAGGACGCCAGCGCGTTCCTAGCTTCGATTAGCTGTTCGACGTCCTTCGTTGACACCGACTGCCCGTCCGCGTTCGTGACCGATGCCGGCCCGAGCGCGTTCGCAAGAATCGCCTCGTCGATGGTCGTTGGAGCAGCCATACCCGAACGGTACGGCTAGAAAGATACTCGCTCAATAAGCGCGTTGGCCACTTGCTATTTGTGGCGATATGGAGGGAAAAAAGTCGCCCGGCGGCCGAAACGGCGCAACACGGACGGGCTGGTAACGCCCGCAATAACTAACTAATTGGTTGCATCGCATCCCGCAACAACCAACCATTTCCAAGTGCGCTGCACCAGGATCGACCTCATCGCAACACTGAACCGTTACCCCGCAACAATTCAGCATTTCAACCTCGGAACGTCTCAACGTCCCGCAACAACTTACCATTTCAACATGCCCTACAACGTCGAGGACCCTTCGCTGTCGTATGCGTTGTCCAAGCCCGCAACAACTCAGCATTTCAACAGGCGATGCAACCGGGTGGCCGCTCATCGTGCTCACGATGGTGACGCTCCCGCAACAACAAAGAAATTCAACAGGCGATGCAACGTTGACGGCATCGACTATGGTCTCCGCGAGTTGCTCCCGCAACAACAAAGAAATTCAACAGGCGATGCAACGTCCTTTCGCACACGTAACACCCAGCACCGGATGTACCCGCAACAACAAAGAAATTCAACAGGCGATGCAACACCGTCTCCCTAACTCCTTATCTCGCAACGCCCCAAATCACGGTTCGCGAGCACCCATCGAAAAACACGGCGGCCCCGCCGTTTCCAGCGGGACCGCTCGCGTCTAGTTGTTTTGGCGAGCGCTGCACGGCTCTCTAGGTCCGTAGCTATTCTCGCCTTCAGGGCCGCGGGTGACCCCATGTTGTTGCGTCCAATTGTTTCATGCCGCCGCGAAGTGACGGTCGAGCACTCGCTCCATCTCCGCGACCCGGCCACGTAGCTCCGCGTTCTCTTGCCGTAGATCGGCGTTCTCTTGCCGTAGTCGGTTGTTCTCGTCGGCAAGCGACTCCACCCGCTCCGTCGCCTGATCGAACTTCTTTTCCACCGCCGCGATCTGCTCTTGAGCCTTCTCCAGCTCCTTGTGCGATACCGGACCCTTGCGATCCCTGCCACTCGGCGGCGGCGCATCCTTCTTGCGGGAATCCTCCTCGGCGGCCAGCGCGGCCGTGAGCATGTCCCGCAGCTTGCCCGACGCCCACTGCT